AATACATTTACATAATAATTAGAACCACCTTGTGGTGTTTTTGCAGTTCCACCTTGTGATAAAAATGAAAATGTTTCTAATACAGATGCAGTTCTTTGACCAACTTGATCTCCATCAAAACCAGTAATTGCACCAGTTTGATCATATATAACGATATGCATTTCGTCATTTACATAACCTTTGTCTGTAGCCCATGTTGATGTGCCTGGTGCAGAGTCAAATAAATCATAAAATTTCCAACGTCTACGAATAAATGAATTATCTGGAACTATTGCTTGTAGACCCTTATTACCTAAATCATCTTTTAATTTAACTGTTAGATCATTTCCAGTTATTCCAGTAATTTCATATTCATTACCTTCATCTCCAGCATTATGAGTAAATGCAGATGCATCAGAAGATGCATCAACGGATGAAAATGAAATTATATCACCAACATTAAAAGCTGATCCACTATCTACTTGCACAACTGTTGCACCAGCAGCATCTTCACCTACTGTTTGATTACTAGAAGGTAAATCCTGTGAAAAACCATTAGCACCTACACACATTGATACTTTCAATGCATTACCATGAGTACCCATTGTTTTTGCAACCCATACACTACCAGCTGCACCATTTTGATCATAATCTGCTCTATTTTTTATATCTAATGCAGATCCAGCACCTACTGCATTTTTAGCATTAGCTGCGTCTGCACGAATTACTCTAAGATTACTAGAGTATTGTAAAAAGTTTGCGGCTGTAAACCAATCTTCATAATTAATAGCATTTGGTTTACCAAAAGTGTTAACCAGTTCTTCCTCTGAATTTATTATAGTAATTTCTTCTACAGGGCCTTTGGAAAAATGTCCAACCATGACACCTATACCAGAACTTACTGGAGGAACAACATTAGTTTTGTCAACTTCTTTTGTGACCACGCCAGGGGAAACTTGAAAAGCCATATTTTTTCTCCTTATGGATCATATTTAAAGTTTTAAACTTACGATTATATTTATAAAATAACCCTTTTTCACATCAAAATTTATAGGTTGAACTGCACATAAATAATTATATGACCACATTCTATGAGAAATATAGAAAGACAATAAGACAAGTTTCTCAAAGAAACTATAGAGCAAGAATAATATGGGTGCATGAATATCTTGCAGATAAGTCCTGTAAATACTGTGGTGAGCCTGAAACTGCGTGTTTAAAGTTTTATCCTCATGATATGCATATTAGACGATTAACTAAAAGAAAAGGATTAAATCCATACTCCAGAAGTGAAGTCATGGATCTTATTAAAGAAAGTGAGATTGTTTGTGCAAATTGTTATTTAAAACTAGAAAATGATATAATAGAGATTATGTGATTACCAATCTGTTTCATATGTTCTGACTACAGGTGTCCATCTTGTTCCATACTCATCAATTTCTACATTATCATTTACACCATCTAATATAAATCCAAATGGAGCCATATCTTGTTCTAATTGGTTTTGTTGTTCTTTATACATTCTCTCACGAATATCATCATCTGTTAGTTCCTTAAAGTAAGTTTGTTGTACTAACCAACCAAATAAAACACAACACATAACTAAATCGTCTGTGTGTCCATCTTCTGCTTCATATGATTGTCCTTTAAGTATAAATGTAGAAAACTCTTTTATTAAATCATAATCATTAATAATTAACTTATCAGTTTCTACTATCTGTTTTAGATTAGAACAACCCATCTTTTTTACTGCCTTAGTTGTTCTCACACCAAGTTGTGCTTTTCCACCAGAAAATCCACCCCCAACAATTTGACCAGCTCTACCCCTCATAGATGCCATAATAAGATTTTCGTATTCTAAATCAAACTGTAGTGCAGTTGCAACTTGTTCTCCTATATCATTTACTTCTACTAAAGTATAGGCTTGATTATATGCAAGTGCAACATCATGTATAATATTAGGAAAGAGTAGTGGTTTTATCTCGTTGTTTCTATACTTTGCAACTATCTTATAAGGTACAGTAGTTACATCAAAAACTACAAACGCAGAGTAATCATTATTTGTTCCTCTAGAAACATCTGCGATTATAATATAAGTATTACCCTTTACTGGTTTTTCATACATATCCAATCCAGCACTTGTTTTCATAACATTCTGAAACGCCATTGATTTTATCTTTGCTGGTGCAATAAGTGTATTTGCAGAACCTAAGAACTCACACTCAAACTCTCTACGAAATTGTTCCTCTGAGGTATTTGCAATAGTTTCTTCTCTCCACTTTGCATCACGGCCTGGAACTTCACTCCAATGAACATCTATAATATTATAGGAGTTTCTTTTGTTTTCTGCGTCTACCCAAAGTTTATAAAACAAGTTCATACCATTTGGTGTAGATACGATAATAACTTTAGTTGATTTACCAGATGAAATTGTAGGATAAACAGAACTAAAAAAGTCCTCTGCAACTGTATTCGGAACAAATGCAAATTCGTCTAGGAATATCATGTTGTATGAACCACCACGAACTGCACTAGATGATGTAGATGATGCAACAACTCTAGAACCATTCTCTAAATCAAGAGAACCTTTATTCCAAGACATTACACCTTGTTGTAACCATTTTGGTAAATTTTCATATGCAAGTTGTAATCTACCAAGAATATCTCTTGCAGTTGAGGCTTTGTTTGCAAGTATTGCTACGTTCATATTTGAGTTAAATAAAACATAATATAAAATGTAAGAAACAAGTGTTGTAGATTTACCACTTTGTCTAGGCATTTTACATATTGTAAAACGATTATTATGAACTGTACCAACCATCTCTTTTTGAAATGGAAACATATTAAAAGGAACTAAACCCTCATCTAGTGATACAATTCTAATATAGTTGCTTATAAAATATAGTGGGTCTTTCATACACTTTTGGTATTCAAGAATCTGATCCTTTGTCCATTCTACAGGAACATTAGATTTTTTTAATAGAGGATTTCCTAGATAGTGGTCAACTTGTGACATAGTTTATCTCTTGTCACCCTTTAACATTTTCTGTAACTCAGCTGTACTTCCTACGAATAATGCGTTAGTTACATTTTTGGGTGCATTACTTGGAACTTCTTTTAACTTTTGCATTTTCATTTGTAAATCTACAAGTTTTTCATTTACCTCTGCAACCTGTTTTATAAGATTACCAGCAACCTCATATGATCTTGGTGTTTCACTTTCTCTTGCAAGATCAAGAATACCTGTGATTGCATCTTGACCTCTTTCTATTAAATTGTAAAAGTTTTCTCTTTGATACTTATAGTCATTATCAATATCCTCATCATTCAGTTTTGTTTCTGGAACAACTATTTCTCTTGGTGGAGTTACATCTTTTGTTGCATTTTCTACAACATCTGTTATTCCTAAAACATCATCTAAAATATCGGATTGTGTTTTCATAACTATGCATCATCAGTATCTGTACCAGTTTTCTCATCATAGTTCTTTGCGTCTTGAAAAAATGAAGTAACTTCATTAAATCCAAAGTTATCTTCATCTGATGGATCAAAAGCTGCAGGAGCTACATTTGCTGGAGTTGGTGTTACAGAATACCTCTGTTCTCTTTTTGGTGCGTTTACTGGAAGGTCTGCATATTGATCTACTTGAACTCTTCTAATAACATTAGATGCAGTTACTGGGCCGTACATATAGTATTTTGCAGTAAATGATAGAGTGTAAATAATAGATCTTCTAGATGTAAAAGAACCTTCATAATCATCTTCGTAACCGACACTATTTAAAATAATTGGTACATCACGAATTATATCTAACTCTGGAATTTCTTTCATAGTTACTGTATAGTCTGGTTGAAAGAAAGGTAGTATCTGTTCTACAATTTGTAGTGCATCATCAGAGTTTTTAGATAAAACATATAATTCAAAATTTATATTATAAGGTACAGGCATAAAACCAGATTTAACTTGATTATTGTCTATACCATCTGCGACTTTTTTAACTTTAACTGTTTTTTGTAATTTTCTTGCTGGATCATAAGTAATACCAGAAATTTCAAAACCAATTCTTGGTAGTGTTACTGCAACTTTTTTACTTAGATTAGGATCTTCAGTAAGTCTTGATAACCATTTTTGTTTAGGCCCATATGCAAGAGGAACTTTCATAGATTGAACTATGTTTCCACTTCCATCTTTTTTGTGCAGTTGTATTGTATTAAATAGTGTTCCAAATGCAACTACCACATTTCGTGTTGATTGATTATAAAAGTATTGTCCTAGCATATTATCTCATCCCAGCATCACCAAAAGGATTTCCTTCTGTGAAGTCTAATATATTATCATCTAAAGTTTCAAAAATATCATTTTGTGAATTTTCGTCTATTGTTCCTAATTTAGCAATCTCTTGTATTATATAGGTAGGTGGTGCATTCTCAACTTCATTTTCCATGATTATAGAACCTATACCAGTTGTTGAAGGAAAAGAACGAATTGTTTCTGTTTCTAATGATATTCTATTAAGTTGATCTAAACTATTATCTTTGTCTATATTATCAAGTTCTACAATACCAGTATCAATCTTTTCAGAACCATATTCAAAAGATTTGCATTTTAATTTATATGTGGGTAAATTATTGACTTGATAAAATGGATCATCATGGTCTACAAAAGTAATTTCAAATAACTTATTACCTCTAGCCCAATAAATCAAATCACCCTCATTAGGTCTTGCATTTGTAACTAGGTTATTATCAATTGCAACAAATTGTTCCCATCTTCTTCTTGCAACAACAAATGTTGCATCATCTTGAATATCTAAACCAAATTTAGACATAAGTTCCTTTTCTCCCTCATATCCATCATTTGTTTCTAAGTACATTTCAATAACATAAGAAGTTTCAAAAGAAGAACTTATATCTTCTTCAAAGACAGTATTTGTACCAGCCATTTTTCTTGGAATATAGTAAACATCTTGACCATAGATTTTTAATTGTTCTATTATAAGATCTTCGTATAGATCTCTTTCTGGTCTAGTTCCTGTATCGAAATATACATTAGTAGGCATAATCTATCCCACCATATATGTTGGGGGTAATTCGTATGCAAGTTGTATTTGTTCTTCTAACTTATTTAATTCTTCTTGTGCTTGTGTATATATTTGTTCACCATTCATAGTCACACCACCTAACATTTGCACACCTTGAAACTTAGATAAGTTTGCACCCCATTGTCTTTTAATTAGTTGTGTCGCATATTTTTTTAAAAATATATCATTCCATATATCTGTATAGGTATTTGGATCTACTTTACGATAACACTCTATGATAATATGTTCATCAGCTGCAACATCTGTATCAAAATCCATATCTAGATATAATCTATTTTGGTGTTGATTATGTCTTATAGGAACTTCTCCGACAAGTATGTGATCTAAAAAATCTAAATGTCTTAATGTCATTTCATAATGAATAATAGATGTAGAACTAAAATCATACAAATCATTAAGTCTAAGTTGATATTTTAAATCAAACATATTCAGAGCGTGTTTATCTGTCATTGGAAAAACTTTTATAATAGACATAATAGTAGAAGGAACTGGAATATAATTCTTTTGTTCTTTCCAAGTTGCAGTTGTTGAACCATCAACATCTGTTACCTGTGCTAAAGAATTATCACTTCTTGCTCTTGTTATATCAGCATCTGTAATCTTATATTTAAGATACATTCTTTCAACACCATCATAATGATATTGAGAGAAGTATTGTAATGCTTCATCTATTCTATCATCTACTTGGTCTGGATCAACATTGATTTCGATTACAGGCTTACCCAAACTTCTAAGACAGTAATCTTTAAATGTTGCTCTTGTTGTTGGTGTTCCCATTGTTTTTTCCTAATTTTAAAATGGATTAAATTTTGTTGGAACTGCATCGCCATTTCTAGTAATGGTATGACTAGATGTACTCGCATCATTAATTACATTACTATCATTACAGGTAAGTATTTGTGTATTTGTTATTGCAGTTAAATTAGATGTAGGAACAGTAAAATAATCATTAAATGGTTTTGATGTAGACGCAGCTGCATTACCGCCTGCTGTTATAGTATGATTATCACTACTTGCATCAGTAATACTACCAGTACTATTTTGACAAGTTAATAATTTTGTATTTGATATAGCGGTTAGTGCAGAATTTTGTGGTGTAAAGTTAGAAGTATAAACTGCTGTTCCAATTACCATTCTAAAATTGGATATATATCCATCAAATTCAGTAGTTGTATCTCTTTCAGAACCTAAATACACTCTATCGCCTGTGTAGTTATTACTATCACTATATGTCGTTGATTGTGCAACGCCATTAAGGTACATTGTTGTTGTACCAGATTGTCTAACAAAAGCGATGTGATACCAAGTATTAGTAGACATGGCTGTTGCAGTAATTCTATAACCAGAATTTGCATATAGTCTAGGCTCACCAGATGTACTAATATTACTCATCAAACTAGTATTATGACTATGCCGCATATCAAATGCAGTTCCAACGCTATCAAAATTATTAGCTTTAAGCCAATATTCTATTGTAAAATCATTAGTACCTACAACTAGATTACTACTAGAAGCTGTTGCTAAATGATCTCCAGTACCATCAAAAGAAGTTGAACCACCAGAAACTGAAGTAGCAGTATAAGCTGTAGATCCTTTAACAATTCTAAAATTTGAAACGTAGCCAGGATAAAAACTTCCAGATCCATTATCATCAGAAGCAATTCTTCCAACATTATTAGCAGGCCCTATAAAACTAGTTCCACTATCATCATATGTTCCTTGACTTATACCATTTAAGTATAAAGTATTAATATTACCAACTCTTTGTAAAGCGACATGATTCCAAGTATTAGCTGATACTTGGGTGCTTCCCTGTATTCTAAAACTTACACTATAAAATCTTACAGTACCAGTATTAGTAAGTTGTAGTAAAATAGCATTACCACTTGAACCACCTCTACCATCATATAGATGCACATAATTACCTAATGATGTTGGATAAAACCACATTTCTATTGTGTAATCATCAGTACCCATTGCAAAGGATGGTATAGATAAATTATCACCAGTACCATCAAAGTATACAGAACCACTTGGCGCTGTAAAAGGTGTAGCATAACTGAATACTGCATTACCATTTGCTGTAATAGAATGATTAGATGAACTATCATCATCAGTTTCTTCTCTTACTCCATTACCAACTTCGACAGTATTAGTCACATTTAAAGTTCTGTTGTAATCAGAACTATCTACAGGAGTACCAGAGCTATGATTAGCAGTTAACAACATAGTTTGTGATGCTGATGGATCAGTTCTATTTGTATTGTTAGGATAAGTACCACCAGTTTTTGTTAAAGGGCCAGTAGGAACTGAGAAATTTCCAGTATAAACTGCTAATCCTTTTACAAATCTAAAATCACTAATATAAGATTTTATTCCATAATTTGGATAAGACAGATTATTATAACCACCAAGAGAAACTCTGGCATTATTTGGACTTATACCCCAACTGGATTGAGTAGTACTACCTAAAAGTGTGCCATCAAGAAAAACTTTAAATACTGATCCTTCTCTTGTAATAGCTAGATGATACCATCTATTTACTTCAGCACCACCAGCAGAAGTACTTCCATTAAATATAACTCCATGATATCCTCCTACTCTTAAATATTGATCACTGCCATCATTTTGCATATAGACAACTATCCACCCCCATTGACCATCACCAAAATCCCACAAATAAGCATTACCAGCAGTTGGTGGTTGAACTGGTAGTTTGTACCAACATTCAAATGTAAAATCAGTACTTGTGCCTAATTGCATATTATTATCAGTTGCAGTTATCACCCTTGCATTAGACCCACCCCAACCATTAGCAGATGAAAAATAATATGAACCATTTGTTGTAACTGTAGGTTCTAAATTATTTGCAGTTAAAAGTTTAGTGTTTGTTATATTAAGTAAAGCATTAGTAGATGGAGTAAAATTAGAAGTATAAACAGCAGTACCAACAACTACTCTAAAATTTGACATATATCCTTTGAACTGAGCTGAGTTAACTGCTTCAATCGCACCTATATGAAATTTATCACCAGAATAATTATTACTGTCACTATATGTTTGTGCTGCAGCCGTGCCATTAACATATACTTTTGTTGTTCCAGAATGCCGTACAAGAGCAATGTGATACCAATTGTAAAGCGTTATTGCAGATGTTACAATTCTATAACCACTATCTGCATAAAATCTAACTGTACCATCTGTGTTAGTATTCATAGTCATATCACCAGTAGCTCCACTAAATCTACGACTTAAAAGCATTCTACCAAAAGCAGTTGGGTACATCCAATATTCAATAGTAAAATCACCAGTACCTAGTTGTAAATCATTAGAATTGGGTGTTGCTAAATAATCTCCAGTACCATCAAAATAAATAGAACCTGATACATCAAAAACTAATGTAAAAGTTTGTACAGTTGTGGCGGCGTTTAAAGTATCAGTTACAGAAAAGGTAATTCCAAATGTACCAGCATGAGCAGAATTTGTACTAGGCGTAACTTTAAAAAATCTATTTGTTGTATTTGTACTAGCTGCTAATGCACTATAAGTTCCACCAGATGTTGCACTTGATGTTATAGTTGCTGTTGAACCTAATGATCCAGTTGTTACTGCATATGAATATTGAAGAGTAGTGCCTGGATCAGCATCAGTAGCAGTTATTTCTATTGTAGTTGCTGTTCCATCTGTTCCTAGTACATAACTACCACCAGTAGCTGGGGATGATATAACAGGACTTGTATTTAATTCGTTAGTGAAAGAATACCAACCACCACCATTATGAACATAAAGTTTTTTTGTTGCAGTAACATATGCCAAGTCACCAGCATTTCCTGCGGCTGCAGACATAGCACTTACATTCGCATAAACTGTTACACCACCAGTACTACTGTCAGTAGCTGCTTCACCAGATGCTTGGGTTTGGAATTGTACTTTGTTATCACTTCCCTTTTTTATAATAACTTTGTTACTAGAATCGCCTATGTGAATTTCATCTGCTACAACTCTTTTAAGATTATTAGAGGTATCAGTTACTTTCAAATCACCAGAGTCAGTATTTAACTGGGTAGTGCCAATTTTAACTGGTGAAATACCTTCTCTACTTGCTCTATCTCTAGCTCTTGACATTTATTTTATTCCTTATTAACTATAAACCTATTTATACCTATCACGCAACAGAAAAATATGCTAAACCATGTGCTGGAGTTTGTGATGATCCTGATGATATTTTTCCTTGTGCATATTTTTCGTCACTATTGCCAACCCAATCAGAATTTGCAAGTATACTATTAACATCTGGTGGACTAACTAATGAACTTGTAGTATTGTTTGTCCAAGCGGCTGATGCAGTATAAGTTTGATTAGTTGTCAATGACGTATTGTAATAGCCTGAACCACCACCGCCAGGTTTACCATCACCAAGACCAGCTCCACCACCATAATATCCACCGCCGCCACCACCATCATCATTTGAACTACTAACAGTTCTAGAGCCTGGACTATTTCCACCAACTAATTTTGCACCATTTTGAGCTCCACCAGCACTTTGAGTTCCACCTATACCCCACCCTGCTGAAGTACCGCCTGTAGATGCATCTCTACCTTCTTGTCCACCACCATGACCACCATGACCAGAATATCCAGTAGTTCCACCACCACCACCAGCAATCATTATGATAGTACTATCACTCATATTTGTAGCATAAACTGCCGTAGATAACATGGTCATTCCACCGCCTCCAGCACCAGAAGCATCACCTTTTCCACCATAACCACCATTTGGCCAACCACCTAAACCACCATTACTAGATGAACTAGTTGTTGGATCACCACCTTCTCCAACATAAAGATAATATGTTCCAACTTGCATTGCCACAGTTGCATAAGTTAAACCACCATTACCAGCATGCCTACCAGTAGAATACATTCCACTACCACCAGCTGCTCCCCACAGATACCAAGTAACAGTACAAACTTCTGATACTGTAATAGTATGTGCCCATTCTCCCCCATGTCTTACATAACCAGTTTGGCCTGAATAAAATGTAGTTATTGTTCCATTTGAATTAATTTTAAATTTAAATGGAGAGGGAAACCCACCATCACGATTGAGTGCAGTTATAAAATTAGGTTTAAATATACCAGAAGCTGATGGTGGGTTTCCCTCTCCAACAGTTCTAAAACTTGATATTAACCCACCTCTAGTCTTGGCCATTTTTAACTAATTTCCTCGTAACTACAAACTGCTTCAATATCTGAAGCTGCACTTGCTGTAAGTCTTAATGCATCTCCTTCTTCAAGATATATTGCTTTTGAAAGAACATCTATTGTAGAATCAGCAGGAACTGAAACTGTTTTCATAATATGATATGCAGTACTACTTCTAAAAATATCTATGTTTATTGTAGCAAGATTTATTCCATCAACATTTGATATGTATAAAGCATTTACTTTAAAAACTTTTCCAGATGAAGCTGCATTAGTTACGATTGCAGTTGCAGAAGTTCCAACAGCTTGAACAGCTGTTTTTCCTGTAATCGTTGCTACATTTACTATATTTGGTGCCGCCATTTTTATCCCCTATTTGTTATCCACCGAACACGATTGACATTGCGATTGCTTTTCCAGTAGAAGCACCCCCTAAATTATTTAGAGCTGTTGTTGCATTATCAACATCTGATAAATTAGAACCAACTGCTAATGCGTTTGCAACTGCAAATTGTGAAAAAACAAGAATTTCTACTATATCACTTGCAGCTGCTCCACTTGCAAGAGTTACAGTATTTCCACCAGACACTGTAAAATCGCCTTGTTGTTTATTTAGTTTAGAACCATTCAAAAATACTTCTAGATTATCACCAGTAAAGGAAAGAGTTTGTGAAGCTGCATCTGCACCAGTAAATACAGTTTGATTTCCAGTTGCAACATAGTTAAATCTAGTTGGTGAAGGAAATTCACTTCCTTTACCAGTTCCCCTTATAATGATTTCATCATTGTTTGCTGGTGTATATTGAAATGTTACAGTTCTAGGTGAAGTAAAAGTATAGTCAGTAGTTGGTGCTAATAAACTACCATTTGCAAATACCATAAATTCATCTATAACACTATATATGTTAGACAATGTATATGCAGTTGTAGATCCATTCCCAGTAAATTTATCTATTTGTATTTGACCTTCACCTAAATTTCTTACAACTATTTCTGAACCATTAACAGGTGCAAAGGTAAATGTTAATGTTGACCCACTTATACTGTAATCTGTAGTTGGTGTTAAATGTTGTCCATTATAGAATACAACAGCACCATCAGTTGTAAAACTGTTTGTTAGTGTAAATGCAGTTGCAGACCCATTACCTGTGAATGTTTCTCTTACAACATTATTAGATGTACCACCACCACCAGATATTGTAATAGTTTTATCTGCACCAGTTCCAGATGCAGTTACACCAGCACCTACAAAGTTGATTGAACTCGCAGCTGTTGCTAATGCACTACCTTCATCTTTTATTGTTATTGCAGAACCACCACCAGAT